CCAATGTATTGGACGTCAACTTTTGTAAAATCAATATTCATAATATAACTCACTTTCTTTAGTTTATGCTTTACTGTACAACACTTTTTTGGAAATGTCAACCCCTAAAATGAACTTTTTTTATTTTTTTTGCTTATATACGTTATAAGCTTCAGTCACAGTTAGGTTCTCATCAAAGCCATTGTCCATAGCATCAACAAGCCATTCAAAGGTTTTACCGTAGAACTCAGTTGCTCTACGGGTTAAAACAGTTATTGCACGATTATACTTCATCATTTTTCCTCATCTCTTCAAGTTCACCCATGACTTCAAGGGTATTCATAGCAATCAAAAGGCTAACAGTCTCTTCTTTAAACAAGTTCCAGAACTTAGGATCATGCTCTTCGATGCTCAGGCTGTTGTGGAACATATCAGCGGTCTTCAAGATCCGAATGATCTCTGGTGCTTCCCGCAACCGTGCTTCGCACAACTCTTTCCGAAACTTTCGATTCCCAACATAGTTAGGAGTCTTAGTCAAGAACCAGACACCTTTCGCAATCTCAGCACCAAACTTCTCTTCGATGTCTTCCATAGTCGCTACAGTGTCTTCGACTGTATCGTGAAGAAGCGCAACTTGAATAGCCATCGTGATATCTTCTTCGCTGTAGCCTTTCTTGTCAAGGTAAATCTCAACAATGTCAGCAACAGCAACTGGGTGAGTAATATACTCTTCACCAGTGTACTTCCGCACTTGACCTTCGTGCATCTTAGTTGCAAATTTTAACGCTTCATACATCAGTTAATAATTCCATTTCTCTCAATTACTTGTATATAATAACAGGTCCAAACCAAATGTCAACCTTTATTTTACACTTTTTATTATTTTTTACCGTCAAAGTAGTCTGTTAGCCAAACTGCTATGTACCACGTGACTACGGGTATACAGAACATCAGGATGAGGGCAAACTGCATAGATGTCATGGCTTCACTCATCCTCGATCTTATTGCCATAATAATCGTGAGTTCCAGCTCTATAGTTCTGCTTTCTCTCTTCGACAATCAAGGTGCTTATCCATAAAGCTTTGGCGCCAAAGTACGTTATCACTGAGAAAAACAATATTTCTAAAATTCCCATCTGTCTTTTCCTTTTGATTTATAGAGTGATTTGATATACCACTTATTTTTAGAGAAAAACTGCTGTGACGTATAGTTAACGTTTTTACCAGTCCAGTTGAACACTTCTATCTTGTGTTCTTGCCATAGTGCATTGCACCAACCTCTAAAGTCGGACTGAGGAGTTGGTAGAATGAAATCTTTATCAGTAGCATCATTGTGATCCATAATTATTCCTCTTATCATATTTTAATAGTATAACTATACACCATTTTTTCTCTTTTGTCAACAACAATCTTATAAATACTTATAATATTAATACAAGCCCAATTGAGGAGAATATGACTTCTATAACTAAACTATCCGTAACTCAAAGATCATTGCTTTTTGCTAGACTATCAGCAATTGCATACTTAGCTCCAGAAGAAGCAAAGAAGTCAGCCAGATCACTTGGATTTACAACGACAGAGTTTTACAATCGTGATGGCGCTCAGGCATACAGATTTCAAAACAAGTACGATTTAGTGATTGCTTGCAGAGGCACTCAGCCAACAGAATTTGGCGACATCAAAGCAGACCTTCAGGCAATGCCAGTTGTAGCAGAAACTATCTCACGTGTACATCGTGGATTCAAAAAAGAAGTTGATGATATTTGGCCTATGATCTGTGAAGACATTGACCGTAAGCAAAATCTTTCACGTAGACTTTGGTTCTGTGGACACTCTTTAGGTGCGGCAATGGCTACTATTATGGCAAGTCGATGCAAGCATGAAGAAAGACTGAATGACCCTGTTATGCTATTCACATATGGCTCACCTAGAGTAGGTTGGAAAGGATACTGTAATAGTCTAGGCGTTGTGCATCATCGCTGGAGAAATAATAACGATATCGTAACAACAGTCCCGCTCAAGTTAATGGGTTACACTCATCATGGATTAGAGCATTATATCAATGCTTATGGACAAGTAAGAAATCCTACTGGTTGGCAAAGAGTGAAAGATAAGTTTCGTGGATTGTGGATGGGGCTAAAGCAAGGCAAAGTCGATTCATTCTCAGATCACAGTATTGATGCCTACATCAAACACATTAGCGATCACGTAGGATCATAGAAAGTATAGTTGCATAAAATCTCTTCACCTGGCCATATGTCACGTTTGGCTACCATGAAGAATCTACTATCCTTTCGCACTTTTTCAATATTATCCTCAGTAGTACTATGATTGTAGAATGCTCCCAATGGAGTACGCATAATCTTTTCACCCCAATAGAAGTGAGATAAGCCGATCTCTTGACCGGCTTCGATTTTTTCTACACACCATAGTCCAAGTCCGTGTATGCTTGACTTCTTGATCGTTACACAAGACGGTAGTGGAGTATACATCTTCTAGTCCTTTCTAGCGTTTGATGCCCTTAACAATTCTAACTATCTTACTCATCAACATTTTGATCACAGTAAAGTGTAATAATCCGTAACCGTATAGCCAATGAAACGTATGGTTCTTTTCGATAGCAGACTTCGGTCCAAACTTCTTGGTCCAGTTATCTACGTACTCGCCTTCGTATCTCAACACAGCATGTGTCATCTTTGTCTTAGATCGACCAACACCACAGATGCCAGCTTTTCTAGTGATAAGTGCCCACCACATTTTGTAGTCCTTCTTATCGGAAAGTCGCCATAATAGCGACAAAGCGTAGTCTTCGCAATCGCCTTCGAACTTGCCAGACTCGCTTTCATTGCGAATGATGCACCAAGCATCTGCCATGCCGTACTGTTCTTTGTCGTATCTATACTTCCACTTTTTGTTGAAGTCTGATACTATCTTATCCCTTTCCTTTTTAGTCATTTCTTAATCCCTTTACGTGTGTCCTATGTATTTTGCAATTTATAATTCCATTATAATATTCGTCTGACAGCAACACTTCTCTGTCAAACTGCTCTTTTGCCTCTAGATACGACATCTCGCCCTTTGAATCACATAGATGAATGATCTCTCTGTGAAAGGAATCTCTGCCATTCTCTTCGACTAGAATCTTAACCTCATCACTTGATCCGAAGTAATCTTTCCAGTCTGATTCTTTGACAACTTTGCGCTTGCGTTTTTTGCCCTTGAGTGGGGCTAGTCTACGTGTGGATTGAAATAGTTTCTTTCCTACGTATTTTTTCTTATTAGTGAGGTCAGTGATAACATAAACAAATCCAACATAATCTTCTATCATGTCACTGGTGAACTCAACTTCACCGTAATGCCACATACCTAATTCCATGCCTCTTCATCTTCGTCCCAATCATCATAATCATCCTCATCATGATCGATTTCGCTACCGCATATAGGACAATATAATATAGGGTCTTCCATGTTGAGAGTTTCAACCGTACACTCACTTTCACAATAGTCACAAAATATTTCTTGTCTTTTCATAACTTCTCCACCTTTATTTTACACTTTTCTAGAAAATGAATGCCATTCTCGTCCCTATACTTATGCTTGTAAAATACTGTCGTTATTCCACTAGCGTATATCATCTTAGCGCATTCGATACAAGGAGCATGAGTGATATACATCGTTGCGTCTTTGCCACTCTCATTTGAGCCTGCTAACTTAGAGATTGCATTTGCTTCTGCGTGAATAACTTCTGGTTTAGTTTTTGTCGTTTTTACGCCGAAGTCGTATTCGCCTGTGACTTCTTCGCATGTATTAGACCAACCAGACGGCATTCCATTGTAGCCAATAGAAATGATTCGATTATCTTTTACGACAATCGAACCAACCTTTAGACTTTGGGCACTTGACAGAGAGGCGAACCTCTCTGCTGTATCCATATAAGCACTCTGCCACTTGTTCATTAAGCTGGACAACCCTGTCCATCTAGTCCACAAACTTCACCCTCAGATGTGTTTGTGTCCCAACCCCATTCGCCTTCCATGCCGTTAACTGAATACTCAGTAACTCGCTTCTCAAAGAAGTTGTCATGTGAGGCACCATTCAGTACCCAGTCAAGCCAAGGTAGTGGATTGTCTTTGACTTTGAACTTGGGCTTCATACCTAATTGAAGTAGTCTACGATCAGCGATGTGACGGATGTACTGCTTCACTTCTTCTTCTGATAGACCTTCAATCACACCAGCATTTTTATATGCAAGCTTGATGAACTTATCTTCTAGTTTCACTGAGTTGGTTGCCATCTCATAGATTTTAGACTTCAGTTCGTCATTTACAATACGTGGATGCTCATCACAGAACTCACGGAATAGTTTTGCGTTACCCTGTACGTGCATTGTCTCATCACGAATAGACCACTCAACGATAGTTCCCATGCCCTTCATCTTGCCGAAACGCTGAAAGTTCAACAACATTACAAACGATGCAAACAAGGACATGCCTTCATTGAACACCGACTGAGCAAGCACAAGTGCCAGTCCGGTTTGTGTGTTGATATTACCTTGAGCCATAAAGTCTAGCTTATCTGCCATTTCACTATACTCTAAGAATGTGTGAAACTCTTCGTCTGGTAGACCAAGCGTATCATTCAACAGAGCATATGCACGTTGATGCACACCTTCACGTGTAGCAAATGAAGATAGCATGTTACGAATCTCATTATTCTTAAACTTAGGAATCATAAGTTCGTGGTAGTTCTCTCCAACTTGTACGTCTGACTGTGTGAACAATCTCAAAATCTGTACAATAAAATCTTTCTCTTCTTCACTCAGCTTTGTCTTCCAGTCTTGTACGTCCTCAGACAACTCTGCTTCATCTTCAACCCAATGTATCTCTTCGTGTTTCTTTGTTAACTCAACTGCCCATGGATACAAAAATGGGCGATAGCTTTTTGAAAATTCTAGTAGTGACATTTATTTCTCCTTAACCTTCACATGCACGGCATTCATCGCCGTCTTCGATTTCTACTGGCTTGTTTAAAAATTCTAACAATTCGTTATATCCACCAATATACTCGCCAGCAATGTATATTTGTGGTACAGATTTAACGTCCTTTCGACCCGTGACTTCAGCGGCTGATTTACCGATCTCTGCAAGATCAATGCTGTCGAATGGAATACCTCTTAGTCGTAACTCTTCTTTTGCCATCGAACAGAACGGACAATCTTTCTTTGAGTATACGATATTTCTTTTGTCGCCTTGTAAAGCAACTCTTTCTACTTTCTCACTAACGTTTTCAGCCCTTTGCTTTGATTCCGTACGTAAATAATATAGTCCCTTAAGTCCTTCTTTCCATGCACGTAAATGAACTTGATTCACATAAGACTTGGGTGCTCCTGATGGGAAGAATAGGTTAACTGATTGCCCTTGACAGATAAACTTTTGTCTGTCTGCGGCATGCTGTACAACCCAGTTCTGATCTAACTCATCAGCAGTTTTGAAGACTGCTTTCTCGCCTTCAGTTAAAAATGGTAGATGCTGTACAGAGCCTTTCTTCGTAATGATAGAAGTCCATATAGCATCGTTATTCTCGCCCTTCGATGTAAGTATCTCTTCGAGGTACTTGTTCTTAACTAAGAAAGAACCAGCACGTGTACGATGAGTGTACGCATTTGCTTTTAAAGGTTCAATTGAAGGACTTGTAGATAAAATTACGCCACTTGAGGCATTAGGAGCAATCGCAAGAAGGTGGGAATTTCTTCTTCCTGTTCCTTCTCCATCTGGATATTCTCCTCTTTCTTCGGCAAGCAGTTCTGTTTCTGCGACTGCTTCTTCTTTGATGTGATTGAATACCACTGTATTAATTTCTTTTGCGAGTTCGGATTCCCAAGCAACTCCGTGTTTTTGTAACAAAGAATGAAATCCCATTGCTCCGAGACCAATACTTCTTTCTCTTGATGCGGAGTACTTTGCTCTAGTGATAGTGTCTGGTGCGTTTTCGATGAAGTATTGCAAGACGTTATCAAGCATCCTAACAAGATCACGCACAATCGAAGTATCCTTCCAGTCATCATAGTACTCCAAGTTTAGTGAAGACAGACAACAAACCGCAGTTCTTTCTGCGCTTGTAGGTAAGTGAATTTCGTTACATAGATTTGATCCGTGAATCTTTAGACCTAAGTCTTTTAAGTTCTG